CCAACGAGTCTGAGACGGGTACGGTGTTGTCGAGTTCGATATAGACTCCACTGGGTTTGCGATAGCCTTTCATGCGTCCCCCTTATTCGTACATGACCGAGATGGCGCCCGCGTCGAAGGTATCGACGCCGGACACGATGATGATCAGTTGCGTGAGTTCCGCCGTGAGTGACTTTTCGCCCGCCATATAACTGGATGCGGCCGTGCTGATCTTGACGGCCCCCGACGCCACCCACAAAAACGCGGCGGGGCTCATCAGCGTGAGGGTGACCGCGCCACTCACAATGCCCGCAGCCGAGGCCACTTCGATGATGTACCCGGCTGTCGAGTTCACCACCGTCCCCGCTTGGTTACAGGACGAGGACACATAGCCGGTGGTTTCGACCCCTCCCGCATCCCCGATTTGGAGGAGGAGGTTGTCGGTCCCGCTGAGTGAGACTCCGTTGAAGTTGATCGTGATCCGTTTGACGCCGGCCGGGATCCCGGTTGCCAGCGTGACGTTCCCCCCGGAGGTGGTCGCCACGACCGAGGCAAACCCGTACGGTTTTTCCGCGCCCAAGCTGTGAATGATGTACTTATCCGGCCAGTAGTTATCCGAGGACGCGGTGTCGCTGCGGTTGCCTCTCGCGTCCACCCGGCACGTCGAGGTATTGTTATCCTCGAACTCGTAGGGGACGGAGGAGACGAGCAAGTTCCCTTTCAGACTCACGTAGGCTGACACCGTGTTCGCCATCAGCATGGACACATGGCCGTCAGCGATATGGTTGTTCGAGATGTCGGCTTGCACCGCTTTGTGCAACCGGATGGCGCGATTATCAGCCGCGTCGGTCGCCGCAATGCGGCAACCTTTGATCGCAATGTTGGTGGGAGAGCCCGCTCCCGCTGACGCATCCGGGCCCACCGTCAAGAAGCGATTCGCCCCTTCAGACCGAAATCCATAAATGCCGTACGCCCCCGCAGCCCGCAACGCGATGTCCTGCGTCGTGCTGCCGGTAGCGGACCCCCCGTAGATGTAAATGTTGTCGGGGTCCACCGCTTCGATGCCCACGGCGTTATCCGTCATGTTCAAGCCGAAGAAATTATGGTTCAAGCTATTCGCGGCGTTAATCTCGACCCCGTGCGAGGTGCCGTTGACGACTTCCAGGTTGTGGTAGGTGAACTCACTGGCCGCATTGCCCGCCGCTTCTCCCACCACGTAGTTTTTTGTGAACCCGTCGATGTACACATTCTTGATGTTGGCCGGCCCGGTGGACGACCCCACCGCGAGCGACGTGATAAACAACCCGATCGCGCCGGTTCCCGCATCGCTGATTCGCAGGTTGTCGATAAAAAAGCGGGTGTTGTTTTTGATCGTGAGCGCCGTTCCGCCCGTCCCGGTGTACTTCAACCGCACGGCGAGCGCCCCACCGAGTCCTAACAGATTGACGTGGATCTGCCCCGAAGTGGGCTGCAGGGTGAGCGCCGTATGCCGGTAGACGCCGCGCGGGAAGACGACCGTGGCCCCCGCCTGAGAAACGGCTTTCGCGAAATCGAAGGCCGCTTGAATCGCGGCGGTATCATCTGTGGCGTCGTCACCGAGCGCGCCGAAGTCTTTCACGTTGACATATTCAATCGCGCGTTCTGCGAGCGAGCGTGCGGTGGTGGACCCGGTGGCCGTCACCGTGTCGGCGCTCCCGTCCCCGGCTTCCATCGCCACGGGATCGCCCGCCGAATCGAACGCCAGATATTTACTGGCGCGCTCGGCAATCGGGGGCAGGGCTAAAATCTCGTCCCCGTCGCCATCCGGTTGTCTGAGCGAACGCTGCGATAGCTCGTCCAACCGTTGGATCAGCATCGTCATGTAGTCGAAGGCCGCTTCCACCTCTTCGACGGGAAGGCTGTCGTCTTCGACCAAATCCAGTTCTTGAAGCGGGTCCGGATCTCGATACGCGGACATCCGGATCGTCGACGCCCAGGCGCCATCGGTGATCGTGATCGTCCCGCCGTTGGGATAGTGCCCTTGACTATCGGCGCTGCCGCTCCACGTCCAGTCAGACTCGGCCGAAAGGACGGTTTCGATGCCAGTCGCGATCACAGTCGAGATGACTTGAAGATCGTCATACGGCGTATGGACCGGAAAGGGGATGGTGATGGTATCGGTGCTGCCGTTCCCGTTTTGTGTGACGCGGCTCACTTGACTTGAGATGGTCATTTCTTCAACTCCTTCCCGACTTTCTCGATCGCCTTCGGGCCTTCGGTTTTAATGATCTCCACGAGTAACTCCTTCTGTGCTTGATCGCGGGACTTCTTGAACACCGTTTCAAACTCCCGTCGCTTAATGATGTCGGGCGTGGCATCCCACCCAGGACTGTTCACCAACTGATTCAAAATCTCGTACGCCATCTGCCCCGATCTCGACGCAAAGACGTCTCGTTGTTCCGGGGTCATCGCCACTTTGTCGGCATTGCCGAGCCGCACGTTGGGGATGACATCGATCTTTTTCGGGATCGTCGGAGTCGCAAAGCCGATCCGTGCCGCTTCCGTCCGGACCTTATCGGTGCTGACGGGAGAGACGGTAAAGGGACTGCCGAACCAGAGATGTTCGGGGTTGTCGATCGGCTTCCCAAAGAGATCACGCTTGGGCAGCAAACCCTCACGTTGACCGGGAATCCGGGCCAACATCGCTTCACGCATTCCATGAATCTCTCGAAGGAGCGGATCGAGTTCTTGTGCCGTCTGTCCGATCGCTTGGGGGATCGCGGTTGCAGCCAATGTTTCAAAGTAGTTCTCGCCATACCGACTCGGATCCTGCAGGACGTTCACCAGATTGACCGCGCCCGTGAAAAAGGTTTGGTTGGTCACGTTCTGGGCAAAGGCGAAGGCCAACATGCGCGACCATTGGTCCCGTTCTTCACTCGTCATGTATTTCGAGAATTCGTATCCATCGACTGCGAGTCCGATGAGTGGCCCGATCGGGGCCATCCGGAGATAGCCATCGACGTAGCCCACTTGAGTTTTGACCGCATAGGGTTTCCACCCGGCTGCGCGTTCCGTGGCTCTGTGACCTTTTTCCGGAGTGCCGTTGCCCGTGATCTGCCCTTGCATCGCCATCAGGACCACCGCGCCCATGATCGAGGCACCGAGGGTGACTTCCGCCATCGCTTTATCGCGGCGTGCGCCACCGGCTGCGTAATCCTCCCGCCACTCTTTGATCGCGAGGTTCAACCCCGGCGTCATGCGGGCCGTTTCCTTAAAGATGTTCCCTGGTGTCGAGATGAACGGAAACACCATCTCGAGATGGGCGAGTTTCACGAAGCGTTGGAACGCTTGGCCCGCAGGACCGAGGGGCATGTTGAACGTGTAGCGTTTCGCTGCGGTATCGGCCGCTTCCGCCATCGCCTCTGTCGGGTTCGTCGCCAGTTCCACCGCCCGCTTGAAGAACGCATCGCTCCCGAATTTCAATCCTTCATCGAGGGCTTTGTGGACCCCTTGGGCATAGAGTTCCGCTTGCCGATTCATCGTCTTCAATACGGTGTCTTCAGCCGAGAGCATCCGGAAGGGGGTGCGAATTACTTCGCCCGCCTTGCCAGGAATTGCAGGGCCCTTCTGGTCGGTTTTCGCGGCTTCGAGGTTGTCGCCGGTGCGGAGCACTGCGCCGGCCGCTTTCATCCCGTCATACATGCCTTTGGTCAGACCTAAAACTCTCGCCGGCAATTCGCTCATGTACACTTTGTCGGGGCCGGATCTGGCGAGCCCTTGCACCGCTGCGATCGCTTCGGTGTTGAGACGGAGCACCGTGAACGCGAGCGTCGAAAGGAAGTTCACTTCATGGGTTTTCAACCCGGACACCAACCCCGCTTTCCACGCTTCGACCACCATCTCCCATTTCGTCGCCTTGGTCGCTTCTTTGGCGAACTTCGCCACTTGTGCGGGGGAGTCATACTCACCCAACATATCGACCAGCTTCGCCACGTTCTCAGGACCGCCGTACGAATTGACCGCATCGACGATCGCTTGCGAGCGTTCGGCAATCCGTTTGGTGGACTTCAGCGCATTCAAGGCGCGAGCGGTATCGGCGCGATGCCCCAGGAAACTCGATTGCACATTGCTGACTCGTTCCACTTGGGCGAGGAATGCCGCGATGTCTTCGGGAGTCGCTTGATCGCCTTTCGCTTTGAGGGCCGCACGGGAGCGCATGAGGTCTTCCGCAAACCCGAGGGCGAGTTCCTTCCGAGCCAATAACTGGGCGGTCGCAGAAGGGCCTTTGCCCCCGTTCAAAAACGCCATCACTTCTTTCGGGGTCGCGCCCATCAGATCCGCGAGGACTTGCCCTGCGTCAGCCGTCGATTGCTCCCACGTTCTGGGGGCCTGTCTTTTCTCGAGGATCTTCGCTTCATAAATTTCCGAGAGCCGCGAGAGGGTTTGTTTTGTTTCATCAGCCGTATCAATCCGGTTGTAGTTCATGTGCGTGGGCCGTGTCGGTTCGTTCGGCATCTGAGGCACGGCCGCAAAGGGTTGTTCCATGAACGCGCGAGCTTGGGCCTGTTGCTCGGGGGTCATCGTCTGCTTTTCCCCGCCGGCTTTCGCGGGGACTTCGGGCGGCGCCATTTTCTCGAAACCCATTTCACTCGTGATTTCATCGATAAACCGGGGATGATCGTGGTGACCCCGAAAAAAACTCTGCTTACTTCTATCTTTTTCCGTGATCCGAGGATCAAACGGATTTGCGAGCATATCTTTCACATGCTCAAGTTCATGAGCCATAACTGAAGGCCGAGCCACACCGATATGCACCACCATTTCCCCCGTCGCAGGATTCAATTTCGCTTCGGCCCCTTTGTGCCCTTTAATCTTTGGGTCAAACTTAACCGACAAATTAGCGTTCTCAGGAATACCCATCTTTGCCCGCAGCCAATCAAACGTCACCTGCGGATCATCTGAACCCACTTGTTCCTTCACCTTCTGGTCGAAATGTTCCTCAACTTGAAAGCGTTCGTTCTGCTTGATAACGGCTTGGCCCTTTTTGATCTCAAACGTCGTGTCAAAATTTCCCGATTTCAACCACTCGGTTTTTTGCGTCTGCGTCTGCCCAGTCGGTTCGATCTCCACCCGTTCCTGATACGCCTTCGGCATCGCCCCATCGAGTGTGTCCTGCCACACCCCACGATCCCCGCGCATGGCATCGAGAGAGACTTCATCGGGGTGCGTGCCGGTTTTCACATAGATGTCTTTCATCACTTTCGGAGGCTGTGGATAAGACCACGGGGTCACCGCTTTCATCACGCCCAACAGGATCGCGTTATCGAGCAAACTCTGGGGCTCTGGCGCATGGCCTTCGAGTCGAGCGCCGACTTCGGTCAACGTCGCGAGTTCCGCTGCGGTCGGGATCAAGGTCTTGGCCGCAGCCGGGAGCGCGGTATTCGCCACCGCATCGGCCGCTTTGCCGCCCACGCCGGCCGTCGCTGCCCCGGTCACCCACCCCTTCGCCGTTTCCCACATCGTTTCCAGTGCCCGAGTCGCAAAATCCTTTTTGTCGATCGCTTGCCCTTGTTCGATCGCGTCGATGAACACCTTCCGGAGCCCCATCGGGAGGGCTAAGGCGCCACCGGTTCCCGTGATCGGATTCGACCCACCGAGCGCATAGCCCGACACCATCGCCGGGACATCGCCCGCAAACGTCGCGAGATTGCCGGCCGCACGCAGATACCAGGGGGCTTGCGCGAGATCCATTTCGGGTAGCTTGCCTTCTCCGCTAAATGCCGATTTGCCAAGGCTCATCGTCGACCAGCCCCAGCCGGTTTCAATCGCTTCACCGAGTGTCGTCGGAGAGGGCCGCGCTGCGAGCGTGTCGTGCGCTGGTGAAGCTATTGCCGTCTTGTTGAACTCCGGTTGCTGAAACACATGCTCTTTCAAATAGTCGTTCACTTCTTTTTGCGTGTACCCTTCAGCAAGTGCGGCTTGCGAGCGTTCCGCCAAGTACGCATTGATCTCGTCTTGCGTGTACCCTTCCTTCAAGGCTTGCTGAACAGGAGACAACTTGTGGTTGTGCTCGTCGAAACTCGCTGAACGTGCTTTGGCTGCAGAGACGGCAGAGTCCACCGTGTCATACTCCCTGCTCCCTGGAAGCTGTTGACCCGCTTGAGGCAAGCCCGCCCCGTAGACGTTGATCCACTTGCCGTCCTCGCGTTGCACCGTTTCAGAGACTTCGTGACTCACGATCCTCCAATTCCAAGAATGCTACCTAATGGCTTTCTGTTCGCTGGCGGAACGGGCGCGGCTGCGGGTTCTGCCCCGGTTGATCCAAAGCCGGTCGCCGTGTACTGGCTCAACACTTCTTTCGAGCCTCTGAAATGCTGACTCTTCGGGTTGAACACGTCCCGAGGATTGCCGCCCTCTTTGCGAATCTGTTTGATCGCCTCTTCCGTATCCGCCTTAAAGCGCAGCCAATGACCGCCGTTCGTGGGGTCCGCGTAAATGCCGAACGGCCCTGGTTTGAGGACTTGTTGCTCGTAGGCTTTATAGAATTCCGCTTTCTCCTTATTGAACACGCTGCCTTCCGGCGAACGGTTCTCGATGATCTCTTGCTTCAGATAATTGAACGAGGACCAACTCAGTTGGGACTTGTACTTAATGACGTCATCCAACTCGATGATCTTTTTCGGGTCGTTGTCCGGAAGATGGATGCGCTTGAACAGCATGTTTTCCACCGCCGGATTTGTGTGGACGGGCTTATACGGATCTTCCTTGGCTTGGGCTTCCAACAGGCGCCACATCGTCAAGCCCTTCTCTCCGTCCATCCCTTCGTCCATCGCCGTGAGGACATCGGCCGACGTCAACGCGGGCTGCGAACGGTCTTGCTGGTGCATGAGGAGCTTCTCGACTAAGCCCGCTTCTTTCGTGCGGGAGAGTTCAATGGCTTCCCGCTTGCGTTCCGCTTCCAACCGCGCTTGTTCCGTCTCGAGGGCGTGGGCTTCGGTGTTCGCTTGCCGGATCAGATCGTCGAACTTGTTCGCGGGAATATCGCGGGCGATCCACCCGTACTGTTCGTCTTGAGCCAACGCGGGATCCCGAAACTTCTCGAGCATGACGTGTGGGGCTTTGCGGATATGCCCTTGGGCTGCAGCAATGGCTAACGCCGCCGTGCCCTCTTGTCGGAGCTTCTCGCGTTCCACACCGGGGATCGTGCTGTACACACCGTGCGGGTTGTCGATGATCGCGCCGAATTCTTCCTTCCGGAGTTCGTAGAAATTCGGGTGGGCTTGGAGGAAGTTCCCTTGCTTTGCCACCGTCTCGTTGTATTGGATGACGGCCGCTTTGCCGGCCAGATCCGCATCGAGCGTCGACGCATGTTTCATCACCGTCGCAGACAGGTGTTCGGCCCCGGTGCGAAAGGCGTTGTTCCCCGCCTGGGTCACATACTTCTCGGTCCCGTCTTCCGTGTAGCCGAAGGTATCGAGGCGCTGTTTGATGATCCCTTGATAGGACTCAGCGAGTGACGGATCACCCGGTTTCCACGCCTTATACTTCGCCAACAGTTCTTGCTCGGAGTCCGCTTGCAATCGCATGAGCCCGGTCTGGGCGTCGGTCACTTCCTGCCGAGACTTATTGGCTAACAAGAAGCGTTGAATCTGGCCGGCGTCAGACCCGAGTTGTTGCACCGCGTTCCCGAGGTTGACCATCCCCGCCCCGCCGAAATCGGTCCCGTAGGCGCTGCGTTGGGGGAAGTCCCCTTGGCTACTGACTTGTTCTTGGTATCCGCGAATTCGTGGCATCGTTTAGCTCAAATCTGACGCGGTTTGCGTCAACGGCCGTTTTTGTGAGTAGTACGTGGAGCCCGCGCGTCCTGCCCCACCGAGCAAATACGACGCCGCGTTCAAGGGCCCTTGATCGCCGGCCACATCGCCCGAGTGCCGATTCAACAGGGCATCGTTGTAATAGCCTGTCGCCTTGAGGCGACCCCGATACATAATGTTCGAGACGTCCATTGCGTTCTGCGTGTGACTGTCCCGCAGCACGTCCAACGGACTGCCTTCATCGGTCGCCACGCCCGCCGCACCATAGCCCGCGATCAGTGAGCCCGCTGCGCGTGTGCCTTCCCGCTTGACCCGCTCGGCATCTTTGCCAGCTTGATCAAGTGAGACGAGGGCGTTGCGTTCTTGCATCCGGGCGTTGTAATGCCCTGCGGCTTTCGCGGCGTTGGCTTGCTGCATGGCGCCCACGGCACTCACGGCCGCACCCGCCAGCATCATGAAACTAATTGGTTCAGCCACGTTCGATCCTCACAAACATCACTTGATCCTCGCCGGCCGGCGTATAGGCTTCCATCGTGCCCTCGAACCGAAACCCTAAGTGTCTCGCCCACCGCACCGCTTCATCATTTCGAGGATCCACCACACATTCCAACCGCGTCACACGGTAGTTCTGGATAAATGTCTTCACCGCTTTGTGAATCGTCTTTTTGTACGTCCCCATCAGCGGCGAGAGCATCGACCACACTTGCGCGCGCCCCTCCCAGAATTTGCAGATGCCCGCACACGCGATCACGTCCCGGCCGGCGAAGGCGGTAAAGCAGGGCCCCGCGTACTGCAAGGCGGATCCATGTGAGCGAGTCAGCAAGTGCGCCACCTGTTGCTGCGACGGTTGCAACGCGAGCCACGTCAAGTGCCACGGCTCGAACTTCACGATGTCTACCGGTCTTGGGTGTTCAGCGACGGCATGATCGCCACCACTGTCCCCGCCAACGGTGTGCTGAAGCGCCAACATACGAGGTTCTCCGTCGTGTAATTCCCCGGCCAGGGCACATCTTTGTCCCCGGTGTACAGCGGCACGGGCGCATTCGTGGGATCACCCCCCGTGCGAAAGGTCAACCGCGTCAAGTTCGTAAAGCTCGGACCCACGGACATCCCGCCCGTGTCATAGACTCGAAACACCATGCGATTTGAGCGTTGGAGTTTGCCTTGCGCGGTGCCGGTGGCCGAACCCACATCAGCCCGCAGGGTTTGTCCATCGCTCTCGTAGGCATAGCCCACATGCACATAGGCCGCAGCGCGATCGAGCGTGATCGTGCCGGTCGCACTCACCACGCAATCGGGATGCACCGCGCCATCAGCGAGGACTTGCACCGTCTCACCCACGAGATGGTGAAGGCCCGTGATCGTGCTTGTCTCGGCGCCGAGATAGATGTAGCTGGCGTCCAAGAAATGCTGCGACTCTGGATTGTTCCCCTGTTCCCAAATCTCCACCATGAATTCGATGTACCGGACGGTTCGCCCGTTGATGTACCGCTTGACCACGCACCAGAGTTCGTCGAAGGCGCCATCGGAGGACGGGATCACGCAGACAGACTCGACAATCGGATGCACCGTATGACCCGAGTTCGAATACCCCCCGAGTTCATGCCGCTGCCAGCCCACCACCTTGTCGTCCTTGCTGAAGACACAACTCAGGAGAATCCCGTCACGCCGAGGACCCCACACAATCGGGATCGCTTTCTTCTGATACGCCAGTTCGATGATCCCCGACGTCTCCACCGTGGACTCGCCCGCGTCCGGTTCAGCGGGATCGTAGTTGCCTTTGGTGATGTGCTCGGCTAAGACCGTCGCATCGGCACATTGCAGGGTGTTCTCGTAATACAGATAGTTCATTTCGCGGACCCGTCGTTCCGCTTTCTCGATGAACAGGAGCGACGAACCGCACTTGACCGGCTGCGTATCCGCACTGCCCCAGTCAGAGGATTGATTCGCGTTGATGTTCGTGGGGGTGATCGCTTCCTTCAACGTCGAGGCACTGACCAACCACTCGCCTTCGTACGTGCCGATCGCGATCCCGTTCGAAATGCTTTTCATCCACCGGATCGTTTGCACATCGTCGGAGTTCAGACGGAAGGACACGGCATGACTGTCAACCACCGTCCCATCAGTGGGGGTCGACGGTTCAAAGTTGTCGTAATCGCCCACGCGCGAGCCGTCAAAACGTTCGGGAATCTCCGGACACCCGCCGCGATAGAGCCGATCGCCGTCGAAGGTCGAACAGGCGGGGTATCCTGTCGTGTCAGAATAAAGCCCAAGACGCCACGTCGCTTTCGCCGTCGTGTCGACCAAACTGTTGATCACGGTGACGGTGACCACGGTGGTACTCGTGCGCCCGGTGATCTGGCAGTAGCCCCACGCGCTGCCTTGCTTGATCCGGATGAGCCGGCCGACATCGGTCGTTTGAAACCCCGTATCGCCATTGATCCCGGTGGTGGCTGACGCGGTGAGGGTCACACCCGCCCCGGTCGCCGCACTCGGCGTCAAGGTCGTCGCGGTCGTGTTCTCCCGCATGTAGGGGCCGTCGAGAAACGTCGTCTCGGCCAGTGTCCAATTCGAATCCGAGACGCGGCTCAGTTGGACTTCGGGATAGTCGGGGTGGTTGATGTAGAGGACGTCAGCGGATTGCGTGAACTTCAGTTGAAAGAGATCCGCTTCCAGGTACGACGTGCCGGGAGTATAGACCCGCTTGGCCGTCCCCCCGCTGGTGTAGGTGGTAAACGATGAGGTATCCACCGCCGTGCCCGCCACGTTGTACAGTTCGAAGGTGTTCGCGCCCGTGTCGACGTTCGTGACTTGGAACCGGCGCCCGTTCACTTCGGTCATCCCGGCCACGGACGCAATGTCGACGTGATCGCCGTTCGACGGATCGGTGCCGGTGTACGTCAGGACACCTGGGTTCGCTTTCGAAATCCCGGTGATCGTGAGCGTGAGGTCGTAGATCGGGACGCGGTTCTTTTTGAATCGGATGTACTGATCTCCGAATTCGATCACGAAGGAGGAGACGGTGGAGTATTTGAACTTGACCACCCGCGTGGCTTTCGACGAGTCCTTGACTTCATCGCAGAAATACAAGCCCGGTCGACGAGTGACCGGACCTTGGAGAAAGGGGAGATGATTCTTAAGGACGCGACACGCGGACTTATAGCGGTCGAACGTGACTCGACCGGCCAACAGGCCCGAGAATTCCCCCGCGTTGAAGTTCTCTTGAATAGGCGAAGCCGAAGGCACTGCTCACCTCTCGCGCCACGTCTCGTCAACCAACTGTCCGTTTTGCCGAGCCAGGATCCAGGTGTCCACCGGCTCGAATTGCTGCGAGTGCTCAAAGGCGTTCATCTTCCTCGCGACGGCGCGGGCTCGGTCATATTGCCGCTCGAGGGAGTCTTTCTTCGTGTTCGATTGCGTGATCTCTTCGCAGCAATGCCACGCGAGCTTGCACGCGAGCATCTCGATAAACTGGGGGTGATACTTCGTGGGGTCCGTCACGAGGGCGTGATAGACCAGTTCAATCTCGTCATCCTCGTTGGTGAGGATCGCGTTGTACCCCTCGTGCTGTTCGATCGACCAGTCGAGGGAGACACGCGCGGGCTTCCGGACGATCAAACAGTCAGTCGGCAGCAAGAACGCATAGTCGTAATCGAATTCCGGTTCGGTGCCATGCGGCCCGAGGGTCGCCCGCTTCTTCGAGAAATTCCATTTATGCGAGGAGAGTTCGATCGCGAGTTGCAGATCATAGGCCGCGTTCATCGACCGCGCGTTCGGATGATCCTGCGTCATCGAGGTGATGCGCTCGGCGCCGAGCTTTTGGAGAGCCAGATTCGCAATCTTCACTTTGCTGACGTCGAGCGACATCGGTCACCTCAGTAGGGATAGTCCCCTAGATGTTTGACATCGATCGTGGGTTCGCACCACGTATCAATCCCGACTCGTTTCGCTTGCTCGCAGAACCACCGGTCGTCCGTCTTCGAGAGTTGCCCGTGCTCGTCCCACTCGCACTTGAACCAGGGCTGCGGGATCTTTTTCAGCGCCGACACTTTCACCAACGTGCACCCAAAGCCCACTGAGTGGCAGAGGAACGGTTCGTTCGGCATCATGGCCGGGTTCGCGAACTCGATCATGCCGTGATCCGTGAGCATGGTGACCACCGTCTGCAGCGGCAGTTTCCGCATGTGGTAGTGCGTCCCGATGATGTCCTTGTCTGCGGCCATCAGCTTGGATAACGCCCCTTGTGGGATCTGCATATCGTTGTCCATGAGCCAGAGATAGTCGCAGTCGTGGTCCACCGCTTGTTTCGCCGCCAGCCACCGGCTATGAAACCCATAGGTGCCGGGGAGATCCCCTAAGAGAAATTGCACCATCTGGGCGTGCGCGAAGGCTTCGGCAAACACGTCTCCGAGCAACGACCCTTTGATCGTGCCGCCGTGCGGGATCGCGATGAGGACGCGAGGAGCCTTCATGCCTTGACCGGCGCAGACTTCGTGAGTTTCACGATCGACTCGGGGGTCAGTTTCTTCACGTCCTTCTGCCACCCCTCGGCCAACCACACTTTGTAGGTCACGACGGACCCTTTGGGCCCTGGCGTCGGGACCACGGCGTGGGTGTCCTGCCACTCCACACCAGGGGCTTTCCGCAACAGCCGGCGCAACACCCCTTCCTTCTCTCGCCGCTCGAGATAAATCTGGTGCTCGCGTTCCAACTGTTCTTTCGTCTTGCGGGGTCCGACGATGGTTGCTGCGTCTGCCATCACATCCTCCTGGTTAGAAAAAAGCCCGACCCCACATCACTGTGAGATCGGGCCCTGTTGGTCCGGACTCGCCATTAGGCGATCGGGGATTTTTCTTTAGTGATCAGGTAGTCGACGATCGCCTTCACACTACAGATCACCGACGCCTTGTTCTTCGCATACACGGAATCATTGATCCGTAATTCGATGGCTTCGGATGACGTGGAAGCCCCTTCGGTTACCTTGTCCACCGTTTGCTCGCCATAGAGCACACTGTAAAAACGATCTGCCATTGGTCACCTCGAGTAGTGGCTGCGTTTTGACCGCAGCCACGTACAGGGTTGAGGGTTACTGCACGAAGTACACTTTCACTTGGACGGCGCCGGTCCCAGTTGTCACGTCAGTCGTGACCACGGTGAGGGCGACATCGTACATGGACTTCGGATCTACCGAGGCACCGACCGCTTCCCAGAGTCGTTGGCTCTGCTTGGCGACCGTGTACACCGTCGACTCTCCGACCACGCTCGCCAGCGCCACGGCCGAAGCGCAATCGATCGCAGAGACGAAAAAGTCCGCATCCACGACGGCACCACCGTCTGCGTTGGTCCGATAGATACCCAGATCGAACTTGCCGGCTGTCTGCGCTCCGCTCTGGAAATGCACGTCCACGACCAGCGCGTTCGACGGAATCTGGACCAGCCGGATCACTGAGGTGATGCTCAGTGAGGCCGTAACTGACGCCAGATAGCCGACCGCACATTTGACCACCGCGCCTTCACCGACGCCGGGGTCATTTAACACGCGCGGGGTCGCCTCCCGGTTCGTGATCGCCGTACTCTTGAGGGTAAGATCAACTGCCATATTCGTGTCTCCTTCTTGTTCGTATCAGTTAAGGTGAAAGGCTTACGCTCTGTATGACTCGATGTTGTAAACCTTGTTTTCCTCAATGCGGGTCGCACCGCACGTCAGATAGACGTACGACTGATACGGCTCGCCCTGCAGATCGTTCCGCTTGGAGATCGAGGTCGTGATGTCGTTCCAGATGCCGAGGTGCATTCCGCTCTTGCACCACACCGGAACGTCCACTTCGTTGGTGCCGGCTGCGGCTGATTCGATCAACTCGCAATGCACCATCTCGATGCCGAGGAAACGATTGACCTTGCCGTCCTTCATCACGGGCTTATCCATCCCGTTGAAGTCCGAGGAGATCACCTGCATTTCCGTCAAGAGGTTCGCTTCATCGCGGGCGGTCAAACCGAGATAGACTTGCTCCATATCGAAATCGACGAACTGCCGGCCCATAACTTCCTTCACGTCCAACATCTTCTGGACGTTGAGTCGGCTGTTGGACCCGCCGATCGCCACATCGATTTCGTTGTCGGAATCGAAGGACGTGGACGTGGCACCCTGCTCACCGGTCTTGGCGGTGCCGGTAAAGGCATCGATGATCACGCGGTCGATCTTGCGACCAGCCGCGAACACGGCGTTCTGGGTGTACATGGACTCGGGGTCAGTGAGGAGACGGAGCTTGTCGAAGGTATCAATCAACTGCGGGAGGTCGCTGTCAGAGGGGAACACCCACCGACGATCGACCGTGGCATCGACGCGGCCCATCGGATTGAACCGACCGGTCACGTCCTGCATTTCGACGGAGCCCATCTGATCGACGGGAGACGCCTGTTTGCCGACATACTTGCCTTCAGTCACCTTGTCACGCAGTTTGCTCCCCTTGATTTGGAGCAATAGCATGATGTTGGAACTGAAGCTGATAACGTAATGATCTGGGATGTTGAGCGACATAGAAAGCCTCTTTCAGAAACCGCAAAAGGGTTTATGACTAGGGCTTTCCTGCCGCTGGCAGGGCCCGGTGACCGACTGTTCGGCCTCCGGTCTGGAGGTTCCCGATGGGAAAACTTCGCTCTAGGTTACTCTCCTTAGATTATCGTGTCAAGGGGATTTCCTAGTTGACACTCACACACTCATTTTTTGCTGCCCACCAACAATCGGGACCGTTTGCTGTGTCGCGTTCAGTTGGGCCACCATCGATCCGACTTGCGCGAATTTGTCGGGGCCCATCACTTTGATGACCGCGATAATCCACATCGCCAGATGTGCCTCAACCCGCTGCCCGTTGGGAAGCGTCAATCCCATCATCATGCCGAAATTGTTCTGACTCATAGCGCCATGCTCCCCGGATACGCGATCAATTCCAACTGCCGGACCTTCTCACGCGCCTGTTGTCGCACTTGCGGATCCTGGCTGGAAAACATCTGCGCGTGCTCCTTGTTCGTTTGCAGTTCCTTGAGGGCCACTTTCGCTTGCTCCTGCGTCATGCCCTTGAACCCGTTCCCGCCTTGAGGCTTAAAGCCCGCTGGCTTCGAATCCTCGAGCGCCACCTTGGAGCCGATCTTGTGCAAGAGTTCCATCGTGCGCTTCGGGCCGAGTTCTGCCTTGAACGCATCGAGTTCCTTCTGGCCGAGATCGAGGGCTTCAGCCGCGCGGTTCACCGCCTCGAGGTTCTCGTCATAGCTGTCTTTCCACGCGGTCTTGAGTTCAGTGATCTCGGACGCATTGCGCGTTTCCATCTTCTGCGTATGCGCCTCTTGCATCGATTTCACATGCGCGTTCCACGACTCGCTGATCACGTTCACTTGATTCTGGGACAACCCCGCCTTGTGGAAAATCGGCTTGAAGGCGTTGGCGAGTTCGCCCTTATCGCCATCGGGCAGCTTGACCACGTAATCGTTTGCGGTCTTCGGCCGGCCGAGCTTGTCGTACACCGGTTCCCACTCTTTGGGATCACCACTCTTCGGGATCTTGACCACCGAGTTCAGATCGCCGGTCAGTTTTTCCAGATTCCGGTACGAAGTGAACTGATCAGAGGGGGTCTTCCAGCCGCGTTCTTTGATCGTGACCAGCGCGTGGTCGTCGTAACCGATGGCTTTCCAATGGTTGTCGCCCCAGGCTTGGCCCGCTTCGGGAAAGGTGACGCCGGTAGCTGCAGCACTGCCGCCACCGCCAGCAGGAGGAGCACCACCGGGAGCACCACTAGCACCATCACCGCCAGCCGGAGCCCCATCAGGACTGAGGAACAAGCCTTTTCGTACGAACATCGCTTACTCTCCTTGGTTGGTTGGGAGTTGCTTATTGCCATAAATGGCCCAGAGTTGGTCTTCGCTTAACCGCAAATGTTCTTGAATCCGTAACCACACTTCGCGCCGGCCCACGAGGACGTCCGAGAGGCGTTGATCCGGCATGAAGGTCGTATCGTTCGCGCGACAAAATTTTGCCAGGTCTTCGAGGACCATACGGCCAGATTCCGTCTGGGGATCGAGGGCCCGGAGATAGGCCAGTTGACGAAGTT